TTGCAGCATTAATTGAATTAAATAAAAAGAAACAATTATCCGATGAAGAAACAGCAGCAGCATCAGTAGCTATTGCACAAAAAGAAAAGGATGCAAAGGTTGCTTTATTAGATGCTTATAGTTCAATCTTAGGTTCAGCAGCAGATTTAGCAGGTAAAGATACAGCAGCAGGAAAAGCATTGGCAGTAGCAAGTGCGACAATATCTACTTATACGGCTATTGCTAAGAATCTTGCAGCGTTTGCAGGTGTTCCGATTCCTGGTTATGCAATCGCTCAGGCAATCGCCACAGGTGTCGCAGGTTTTGCAGCAGTTAAAAATATTCTTGCGGTTAAAGTTCCAAACTCAGGCGGTGGTGGTGGCGGTGGTGGTAGTGTTCCATCAATGAACCTGCCTACTACTAGACCTTCAAGTGGATTTACAATGTTAGGAAACGAAGACCCGCTAAGAACCACAAACGAAGGCGGCATGGTTCGAGTATTCGTTACTGAATCCGACATTACCACTTCACAAAATAGAGTAAGCAGCATCCAAGCAAAGGCGACAATAGGTTAAAATAAACAATCAAAATAATATTTACAAACATGGAGTTACCATTATACGAACTATTTATTGACCTAGAGGATGAATCAGGCGTTGACTTTATTGCGCTAGTAGATGACCCTGCGATTAAAAAGAATTGGCAGGCGTTCCAAAACTTTCAAGATAGCTACGCAGACTATCCCGAAGCAGCCAAAGAAAACGCTAAAATAGCTTTAAGATATGCAGAGGAAAACGGATGGGGCGATTGTGGAACGGCAGTAGGCAAGGCAAGAGCCAATCAGTTAGCTAATGGAGAACCAATAACTAGAGAAACCATTGCAAGAATGGCAGCATTTGAACGCCACAGACAAAACTCTCAAAAGGAATTAGGCGATGGTTGCGGTAGGTTGATGTGGTTAGCTTGGGGCGGTGATGCAGGAGTTGAATGGGCGCAAAGAAAACTTGCACAAATAGACAAAAAGACTGAGTTTAAATTTACGGCAGACAAAGAAAAGAGAATCATTAGCGGACCTGCAATGGTTGCTAACTTGCCAATATACAGAAGGCGCAAAGATGGCTCAGAATATTACGTTATGTTCAAAGCCGAAACCATTTGCAATGTAGTAGAGAAGTTTTTTAGAAATCAGTATTCTAACAACTTTAATATCATGCACCGAAAGAACCTTTTAGCGGATGGTGTTTACTTAATCGAATCCATGATTATTGATTCTGAGCGTGGAATTAAAACACCAATGGGATTTGAGGAACTAAGTGAAGGCAGTTGGTTTATATCCTGCAAAGTAGACAATGACAAAGTGTGGGATGATTATATCAAGACAGGTGTATTTAACGGCTTTTCAGTTGAAGGAGAGTTTATTGAAAAGAAGATTAGCCACGCTAATAAGCAGCTAGATGAGATACTAGCAATACTAGAAAAAGTACGATAAATTAAAACAATAAAAAAAACAAATATTTACATTTATGGAAGCACAAGAAGCTATTAAAAGAATCAAGATTGCTTTAGGTATGGAAAAGCCTGAGCAAGAATTTAAAGAGGCTAAGTTAGCCGATGGAGTTACAATCGTAACTTGGGATGGTGAATTACTAGGAGCGGACTTAATGGTGGTAAGTGAAGAAGGTAAAATACCTGCACCAGATGGAGACCACACTTTAGAAAGTGGCGAGATTGTAACTGTTGCCGATGGTAAAGTTATTAACATCGAACCTGCTAAAGAAGAAGAAGAAGAAATTGAAATTGAATTAGCAGAAGATGCAGAGGTTGAAGCCGAAATTGAATCAGAAGACTACGACATGAAATCAGTTGTTAGTATGCTTAAAGAGTGTATGACTAAGATTGAAATGTTAGAAAAGAAGATGGGCGAAACTAAAATGGAAGAAAAGGTTGAGGAAGCCATGAGCGCAATCAACAACCACAAAGAAGCATTTGTTCAATTAGTTGATTTAGTAGACAAAATAGCTAAGTCCCCAAGCGAAGAACCTGCCGAGAAAAGTGGACTATTCAGTTCTATGAAAGTATCAAAAGAACAACAAGACGAGAAGTTAAACGATTTTGCAGAAGCACTTAAAAATTTAAAAACAAAATAAAAAATTATGGCATTTAATGTAACCGCTTTAGCAGCATATACTAAAGCAAACGAAACCCAGCTATTAACTAAAGCCCTTTTTGGTGCTAAGTCTATTAGCTTATTTACTCCACAAATTGGAGTTAAATCTACTCAGCAAGTAAACACTATGGATACAGACGCTGTATTCCAAGCAGATTCTTGCGGATGGTCAGCATCAGGAACTACTACCTTTTCAGGTCGTACTCTTACTGTTGCTGCAATTAAAGTTCAAGAGGCATTATGCCCTAAAGACTTAAACACAAAGTATCTTCAGTTAACTTTGCCTAGAGGTTCAAAGGATGATTCTATTCCTTTCGAGCAAAAGTATGGCGAGTACAAAACAGGCTTAATCGCTGAGCAATTAGAAACAGGCGTATGGCAAGGTAACACTTCAAGCACTAACCAAGCATTGGCTCGCTTTGATGGTTTAATCAAGATTATTGATGCAGCATCAGGAGTTATTGAAGCTAACGTAAGTGGATTTATGACAGGCGCACCTTATAGCGTTTCAGGTGGTATCACAGTAAACAATGTTATTGCAATCATGCAAGGTGTTTACAGAGCATTACCTGTTGAATTGTTAGGCAAAGCAGACGTTAAAATCATGGTAGGAATGAACACATTCAGAACTTACCAAATGGCTTTAACCAACGCTAACCTTTTCCATTACAATACCGATTCAAGTTCAAGTAATTTTGAAATCGTTATTCCCGGCACTAACTTAACAGTAGTAGCTTTAAATGGTTTGAATAACACAAACAGAATCTACGCTGCTCAGTTATCAAACATTTTCTTCGGAACTGACTTGTTAGGAGAAGAAGATAACTTTGAAATCTTCTATGCTAAAGAAGCAATGGAAGTTCGTTACAACGTAGCGTTCAAAGCAGGTGTGCAGATTGCATTCCCTGAAGAAATCGTTAAGTTCACATTGGCTTAGTTTATAGGGGGTGTAATAGCCCCCTTATATTTTTTAACAAAAAGGAGATAAAAAATGAGTTGTGCAATCACAAGCGGATATACATTAGATTGTAAAGATGCAATCGGTGGAATCAAAAAAGTATACTTTGGAAACGCTGAACCTAGTGCTATGACATTAGGAACAAACGCTTCAGGAGTTATTACAAGTGTAAGCGGTATCTCTTTCTATGCATACGAATTATTACCACAAGGTAAAAATAACTTTACCGAGACTATTAATTCAAATGCAGAGGTAGGTACTTTATTTTATACTCAGTTATTGAGTTTAGAATTTACAAAATTAACCCAAGCAACCCGCAACAAATTAGCTACAATAGCTAAAAGAAGAAACGTAGTAATCGTAGAAACACACGATGGCACTTTCTTTATGTTAGGCGAAACTTATGGGTTAGAGTGTTCAGGCGGTACTGCGATGAGTGGTGCAGCAATGGGCGAATTTCAAGGTTATCAATTAGCTTTAACAGGTATGGAGAAAAATCCAATGGACCAAGTTTCAGCAGTTACAGCATTTACGATAGTTAGTTAGTTTTCGATGTTAGTTGTATAAGAGAGGCTGCCTATATGGTAGCCTTTTTTATTATATTTAGGCTAAAGTATATTTAAAAGTATGGTGATACTAAATCAAGGGGCAAACAACGTAATCTTAACACTTACAGAAAAGGTGACAATAAGTAACCCTATCTTTTTATTTGCCCTTAGTTCTATTCAGACAAATGCAACAGTTTATTTTATCGCTAACGATGTATCAGTTTACAAAGAGCGTTACAATAAATTCACTTGGACTATAAAGACCAACCCAAACTATAACGCAGGCGAGTTTAACCTACCTATTGAGGGCTTATATTCTTATCAAGTTTATCAACTATCAACACCAAGTTTAACACCGCCTGAGGGTGCTATAATATTAGAAGTCGGGAATGTTCAGTATGGTTATTCTGAGCAAGATTTAACTATTTACGAATTACCAACAACACAAATCAAGATTTATGAGTAGAGTTCAGTTTGCAGGCGAAGATATCGACAAGTACAAGACGCCAGAGTTTTATCAGGAGAAGAATAAAAAGTACGTGAACTTCGGTTCGGATAATCTTTATCCATTATACCTTGTAGACTTATTCAATAGGTCAGCAAAACATAACGCTATATTAACAGGTAAGCAAACTTACGTTTATGGCGCAGGATTGAAGATGGAAGGCGTTTGGGATTTATTTGCCAACGCTAATAGATTTGATTCTTTGGATGAGATTTTCAATAAGTGCATTTTAGACAAGTTATTGTATGGCGGTTATGCCTTGCAAGTTATTTGGGATAGAGTAGGTGAATCAATAGCCGAGATTTATCACATGGACTTTTCAAAGATTCGCTCAAACGTAGACAACACCGAGTTCTACTTTTCAAACGATTGGGCAGACCCTAAAAGTAAGCAGAAATCATACAAGGTATTTAACCCTGAAAAGAAGCAAGGCGCACAAATCTATTATTACAGAGATTACAGACCTGCTACTGCTACTTATCCACTACCTGAATACATTGGTGCGATTCCTTATGTGGAGTGTGATGTGGAGATTGCCAATTATCATAGAAGCAACTTGCACAACGAGTTCTTTTTTGGTGGTATATTGTCTTTTAACAATGGCGAGCCAACGGAAGATGAGAAACAAGACCTAGTGCGTAGGTTAAACAGAAGGCATAAAGGCACAGATAACGCAGGAAGATGGATTATAAACTTCTCAGATAGAGTAGACAACGCACCAACAGTTATCCCTATTCAACCTAACGAATTAGACAAGCAATTTAACCTACTTAATGAGCAGGTTCAGCAAGAAATATTTGTTGCACATAAGATAACTTCACCAATGTTCTTCGGAATCAGGGTGGAAGGTCAATTAGGCGGCAGAGCGGAGATGATAGATTCATTTAAGTTATTTGAACAGAATTACATCAGACCAATTCAGCAGCATTTTGAGCAGTTGTTTAACTACTTAGCTAATAAGTCAGGCAGCACGGCAACACTTGAGGTAATGCCTTTAGAAATGTTCAAGCCTGCGTTTACTGAACAGACCTTAATTCAGATAGCTACTAGACCAGAGATGCGTGAAATGGCAGGATTACCACCTGAACCTGAAATAGTGGAAGCAGAGCCAATGCAAATGAGTAGCCAAGATTGGGAACGTGAAATAAGAGTGTTTGCTGAGTTTGGCGAAAGTGCAGATTTATACGATGAGATTGAATCTAGGAAGATAACTTTTAGCGATGACCATTATGAGTTCGAGAGCCATTTAGAGTTTAACGAAAAGGAATTATTCGCTACTATTTACGAGCCAACCACAGCAGAAAAAAAGTTACTAGATATAGTTAAAAAGAATCCGCTAATTTCTCAGACAGACATAGCCAAAATAATGGATATGACTAGAGGCGCAGTCGGCAATATGTTAGACAAACTAAAGCGTGAGAAATTACTTGGCATTACAGAAGGTGCTTGGAACATATTAACAGTGCCACCAAGAAGCAGCGTTTTAGATAGAGTCACGGATGAACTTTCTAAGTTTAATGTTAAGTATAAATACACTGGTCCGAGAGATAACAAGAATAGAGATTTTTGCAGAGCATTACTCAACTTAAACAAGGTTTATACTAGAGCAGAAATTGACAAGATAAGTGGCATAGTTGATAGAAATGTTTGGACAAAAAGAGGCGGATGGCAGACAGTTAAAGGCACAGATATTCATTTACCTTTTTGCAGACATCAGTGGAGTTCAGTATTAGTTAAAAAGAAATAAGATGTTAAACACAACAGTACTATTTATAGGGGAAGCAGCACTAAAGCAAGAAAGTGTTATTAGTGAGAATGTAGACCCAAAACTTTTGATTCCTACTATTAAGGAGGTTCAGAATATTTACATACTTCCATTATTGGGAACTGCTTTGTATAACGAATTAGTTACTCAAGTAAGCGGCAATAGCGTGAGCGCAGATAACACCATTTTGCTTCAGTCATACGTTCAACCAACGATGATAAAATATTGCGTCTACGAGTCTATGTTGGATTTAAGTTTCAAGTTCCAGAACAAGAACGTGGCAACTAAATCCTCAGAGTTCAGTCAGCAAGCAAGTTTAAATGATATTCGCTACCTAATGGATAAGGCTATTAATAGGGCGCAGTATTACGCTGAGCGAGTAACCTTGTTTCTTATGGCAAACAACATGAAATATCCTGCTTATTTGAATCAAGGCAATGCAGACATCTCGACAATTTATCCAACCGCTAAAAACTACTCAAATGGTATGTATTTAGGAGGCGATATAGATTGCGATGACATACCTGCAAGAATAAAGTATCAAGGCAATAACCCAAGAAGGTGGATGTTATGAGAAAAGAAGGAAGCAAGAATAAAAGTAACGTAGAGAAATTAAAACAATTTGTAAAGAAATATGAAGGTCACTTTAAATCAGTTGATTGCCGAGTTGCAAACAATAGCAACAAACCACGAGCAAATAAATAGCTTTTTCTTTGGTGACATTGCGGACTTAGGAACGGAAAGCCCTATGCAGTATCCTGTATTTTATGCAGACGTAACGCCTTCAAATTTTACTTACAAAGTGATTGCAGTTAACTTGCAAATAATGGTAATGGATATTGTTAAAAAAGACTTATCTAATGAGAACGATGTGTTGAGCGATTGCCTTCAAATAATGGAGGATATAATTATCAAACTTCGTGACCCAAGTAAGGTGTATTTAATACAAGATTCAATCAGTCTAAACCCATTTAGCGATTCTCAAGGCGATGAAGTAAGCGGATGGACTGCGAATGTTACCATAAATATTCCAAGCACTTACAACGAATGTGCAGTGCCTTCAAATTAGTATAAAATAAAAAAATAATATTTAAAGATATGACAGATTCAAACAAGATTTTAGGTGGCAATGGATGTTTATTCATTGATGCAGCCTCAACAGGTAACAGATTCTTTTCGTTAGTAGTAAATGCAGATTGCGTGTTAAGCGTTTTAACTAGCGCAGGTGGTCAGAATTTGCTAACCCAATATAACTTATCAGGCAAAACTTTGAGCGCAGGAAGTATTATTCCTATGTTTAATGGCGACCCAATCGCAGCAGTAACTCCAACAAGCGGAAGTTTAATCGGCTACGGATATAGGGAGGTTTAACTATGGCACTAGGTTTTGGCATAGGCATACCATTTATAAGACGTAGAGGCGGTGAAGCCATTACTATCGTTAAAGACTTCAAAGCAAGAGTTGAAGCAGACGGCGGCACGTTTGAGGCTTATTCTTGTATGGTTGCTCAGATTAACGAATTATTAGCACAGCCGCAAATAGTTACTACTTTTAATTTAAGAGTGGTTGCAGACGGAGGCACGTTTGAAGCGGTTAATTGTATGCAAACACAAATCACAGATTTACAAAATATAAACATTAATTAATATGGGAAACGCATATAATAACGCTTCACTTTTGGTAACGCCTAACGGGTACAAAGCAAGCAAAATTTATTCAGCCAAGCCAACAGACGGCACAGGGGATTTGGCATTTAGTAGGGCTTCAACTGCAATGAGGCGCAATAGTGCAGGCTTATGGGAAGAAGTTGCTAACAACGTACCAAGACTTCAATATCCCGTTGGCGGTGGCTGTCCTAGTTGGTTATTTGAGCCGCAAGCGACGAATTTAATTCTATCAAGTGAGGCTTTAAGTGCCACATACATAGTAACAGACGGCACTAGCACAATAACTGCAAATGCAGCATTAAGCCCTAGAGGCACAACAACTGCGGCTTCATTTATGGAAGCAGCAACAACTACTGGACATTATTTATATCAATTTGCAGCCGTTGCGATAGGGCTAAAATATACAATATGCGCAAGAATAAAGCCTAATGGAAGAAACTTTGTGGGGATTTCATTCCCTGCTGTAAATGGGGCTTTTGTTGCGGGAAGGGTTTGGTTTAATCTTACGGGGCTAGGAAGTGTTGGCACAAAAGAAGCAAGTATTGATTCCGCAAGTATTGCAGTAGATAGTGAAGGTTATTATTTTATACAAGCAACAGCAACGGCAACGGCAACAGTTAGTGCTATTCCTTCATTGTTTATTGCAGATGCAGATAATTCTTTTTCATATTTAGGAGATATAACAAAAGGCTTATATGTTTGGAATTTTCAATTTGAAGCAGGCAGCGTAGCAACCTCCCCAATCATAACGGCAGGTAGTGCGGTTACTAGGTTGAAAGATGTTCCCGTTGCAACTGTTACTTTAAGTTCAAATAACACCGTCTATTATGAAGGTTCAGTTAATGCTCTTGGAGGTTTTTTATTAGACTTTCAAACAAATGGAATAGGCAGACAATTTGTGGCATTTATACCTAGCAACGGAAGCCTTACGATTGATAATTATGATAATGAAACAGACAGGGGCAATAATTCTTCAAGTGCGGGAATTATAACGGCAAATACTAAATTTAAATTTTGCGTAGTTTCAACCCCAACAAGTAGAATTTTATTTCTTAATGGTGTAAAGTATAACACAATTAGCGAAACTTTTTCAGGTGGCAATAGAATATATAGCCAACAATTATTTGGAGATGCCGCAAGTATGAACAATCAAAGTGAAATTATTTATTATCAGGCAGCTTTATCAGATTCAGAAGCAATAGAATTAACCCAAATTGTATAACATGACCACAATAACAATAGAAACCAAAGAAGGAGTTACATATCTAACTGCATCAGATTTTGATAGTTCGGTATTACTAGAGTTGTCAAAAGAAGAAGTAATTGAATTGATTGAAAACTTAAAAGAAGCTATAAAATGAATTACATTAAATACGAATTTCCGCCTGCAATTTGGGCAGAATTACAAAAAGAAATACAACAAACTACAACTATTAACGACCAAAACCAAACTACTTGGAAAGATTGCGCAGTTGTAGAAATTGGTTTTATTTGCTTAGAAAAAGGGGAGGTAGACGGCAAACAAACTTGTGTTAAGCAATCGGATAAATGGGCAGTAGATATTTTATTTTACGCTGCAATACCTGCAAGTTTTGAACCTTATGAAGTTTATCCAAGCCCTAAAGGTGAGGTGCATTCTTTTTGGGGTGATGAAGATTTGTACTTGAAAACTTTTTGTGGTAAATATCCAACATCTGAATATTGCAAGATACCAACATCAATAAAGTAAAATGAGAAACTTACCTAAAGAAGAACTTTTAAGCAGACTAGAGGCAATTAATAGAAGCAATGCTATTATCTACTTTGACTTGAACGGATTTATTCTTGGTGTTAATGCAATCTTTTTGAAGGCTATGGGCTTTCAAGAAGATGAACACGACAAGCTAATCGGCAAGCATCACTCTATCTTTGTTGACTATGAGTATAGCAAGTCGGAAGAATATGTAAAGTTTTGGGAAGTACTAAGAAGCGGAAAGTTCTTTGAAGGAGAGTTTGAAAGGAAGAAGATTGATGGCAGCCCAATTTATTTGCAGGCTACCTATAACCCAATCTTTGATGAAGACGGAAACATCACTAAGATAATGAAGATTGCAACCGATATTTCTCAGATGGTTGTAAGTAAGAAAAAGATTGATGAATTATCCGCAACTTTACAAGCAGAATTAGAAAACTCAAATAAGCTAAAGGAAGCGATTGAAATAGAAAAGGATGCAGCCCTTAACGACTTGGATGCAAGTATTAAGAAAAGCCAAAATGAACTAATAAAAGTGATTGTGAAAAGTGCTTTATTTGTGATTATGAGCGTAGGCTTCATTACAACTCTCATGTATTCCTTTGCTATTCTTTCAGATAAAGATACTCAGATAATCGGCTCAACGTGGAGTAATATGTTTAGTGTTTTATTGACAAACGCATTCTCTATTGTCGGCACAATTATGGGTATCAAATACGCAACATCAGATAATCAACCTAAATAAATATGCAATTAAGTACAAATCTTTCATTAGCCGAAGTTACAAGAAGCGAAACAGCTAAACGCAGAGGCATTAGCAATATGCCAACTCCTGAGCATATCGAAAACTTCAAGAAGTTGGCTATTAATATTTTCCAACCAATCCGTGAACACTTTGGCAAACCCATTATAATCAGTTCAGGTTACAGAAGCGCAGAGTTAAACAAGGCTATCGGTGGTTCATTGTCAAGTCAGCATTGCTCAGGTGAAGCGATTGACATTGATATGGATGGAACTGACATTACTAACGCTCAGGTATTTAATTACATTAAAGACAACTTAAATTTTGACCAAATGATTTGGGAGTTTGGAACAGATACTAATCCTGATTGGGTTCACGTTTCTTTTGCATCAAATAGGTCACAACGTAAACAAATATTGGTCGCTAAAAAAGTAAACGGAAAAACTACTTATATCCCTTACTCAAAGTAAAATGAAAGACAAATACTTAGTCTATTTGACAACTGGCTTAATAGCCTATTTAACCCCTATTTTAACCTCTCTATTACTTGTGGGAGGTTTGGTTATGTTCGATTGGATTACAGGCATTATAAAGAGCCATAAACTAGGAACATTAAGCAGCCGAGCAATGGTTAAAAAGTTTTATACTGCATCTTCTTACTTAGTTGCAATCGCAGCAGTTAGATTATGTGAGGTTTATTTTGGTGACCAGATTCCACTAGTTAAGCCTGTGATAGCTATGATAGCTTTAAGCGAGTTACAATCTATGAGAGAAAACATTGAAGCAATTACGGGAGTTGATTTACTTAAAAACTTATTTGGATTCTTACAACGCAAATCTCAATCAGAATGATTTACTTTTTATTAGTACTTACAATCGCTTCAAATGCAGTTATGGATGCCATAATGAGTAACGATTCATTTGCAAAATATGGTATGTGGTTTAGCAGGGATGGATGGAAGATTAAACACGTCTTCGCAGATTGGATGGCTCAGTTTATTCCCGATTGGTTAGCTGAATTATTAGCAGGAACAGTTCTAGTGATGTTTACCGAGTTATACAAGTTTGCTAAAATGATTATGATACTCGCATTCTTAGCAGCTATATTTGGATTCACTTGGTATACGTTAATCATTTACATTATTTGGGGCGCATTGTTTTCTATTTATTATACTTTGATTAGGTAGAATGGAAGAAGCAGAAGCGGAAGCGGAAGTTTACTACGAAGATTATGACACAAGGGCTGAGGTAATCAATCAATGTCATTCTGCTTTAACTGCTATTGAATATGTTGACCCATACGATAAAAAAGGGCAGGAGCAAAAGAACAGAATCAAACGCAAGGCTTTAGACGTTTTAGACTATTACATTTCGGAAATTCACGCAGAAATATTTGACGTAACCTATGAAGAAGAAGACTAAATCAGAATTGACTAAGGAGGTAATGTTGGAGAACCCAACAATTACTACAAATAGAACGCTTGCAAAAGTTCTTTTAAATAAATATCCAATGTTGTTTAAAAACTTGGAGGATGCAAGGGCTTCTATCAGATACGTTCAAGGCAAATCTGGACAACAAAAATATAAACAAATAGAAGCTAAAATTTCTATCTTCTTAGAAAAGTTAAATACTGAACGTGCTAAGTACGATTTAGACCTAAGAACCCAAGAAGACAAAACACCTTATGTATTTGGAGAAAACCATAATAAGGCACTTGTAGTGGGTGATTTTCATTATCCATATACAGACATTGATTCGCTAACTTTAGCTTTAGAATACGGCTTTAATGAGGGCGTAGACTGCATAATTATAAATGGCGATAGCTTAGACTTCAATACCATTTCAAGATTCGTATCTAAACCAAACGAGATGCGAGTAATGGAGCAAATTGAGGGCGTTAAGAACTTGTTAGCGTGGATGCTGAAAGTTATGGATGTTAAAATAGTTTTTCATGCAGGTAATCACGACAAAAGAATTGAAGATTATGTAATAAGGCAAGCACCTGAACTTTATCTTAACAATAAGTTAGAAAAGTTATTGATGCTTGAAGACATGAAGATTGATTACGTTCAAGATTATAGGTTCATGAAGTTTGGCAAGCTAAACATTGCACACGGACATCACATTGTAAAGGGCATATTTGCTCCCGTAAGCCCTGCAAGGGGAGTATTTACCAAGACAAACACATCAACGCTTATAAGCCACGTTCATAGAACCTCTGAACACATGGAATCAGACATGAATGGCAACGTATTAGGATGCTTTTCTATTGGTGCAATGACAACGATAACGCCAGACTACAACCCACAAGTAAGCAAACACAATCAAGGCTTTGCAATAGTTACCAAAGACCCTAAAACGGGAGATTTTGAGGTTAACAATAAGAAGATTATCAATAAAAAGATACGATGAACGAAAAGCGCAAACAAGCTATTATTGATTTAATCAATCTAATGTTTTCTATTAGTAAACATAACGTATCTTATGATGATATTGTTGGGCGTAAAGATGCTTGGTATAACGATTACACTATGACCTTAGAGCAAAATCACGAATGGATTGAAGTTGGCGTAAAGTATTTATCTAAGAAA